CCACTCTATGGGTCTGCACTACATCGAGAAACACATGCCGACCATGCTGGTCGAGGACTTCGGCATCCCTGTCCTCGGTGCCAACACCCTGACCTACCAGATTCCGGACTGGTTCCCTGCCAAGGGGTCACGCTACGACGACGGTCGTGGTGGTGTGCTGTGCTTCGACGATCGGAACCAAGCCCCGGCTGACATCCAGAAGGTGCTGGCCAACATCCAACAGGCCCGTAACCTCCATGGTGTCGAGCTTGCCAGTGGCTGGACAGTCATCTCCACTGGTAACCGCCAGTCTGACCGGGCCGGGGCCAACAGGGTGCTGTCCCACCTCCGCAATCGTGAGACTGTGCTGGAGTTCGAGACCAACCTCGACGACTGGTCCAGTTGGGCCCTGACACATGGTGTCAAGCCCGAGGTGGTGGCCTTCATCCGCTTCCGTCCCGGTCTGCTCCACGACTTCGACTCCAACAAGGACCAGAACCCCACACCTCGTTCGTGGGTGGAGGGTGTCAGCTCTGTGCTTGGTGTCGTCGCTCCGGAGGCTGAGTACGACTGCTTCAAGGGTGCCGTTGGTGAGGGGGCAGCGGCAGAGTTCGTGGGCTTCATGAAGATTTACCGCAAGCTGCCCAACCCCGATGCCATCCTGCTCAACCCTGACAGTGCTGACGTGCCGACTGACCCGGCCACCCTCTACGCTCTGTCCGGCGCCATCTCCAGCCGCATCTCCAGTGCCAACATCAGCCGGGCCACGACCTACCTCGGCCGCTGCCCGGCGGAGTTCTCTGTGCTGGCCATGTCCATGGCTGTCCGCCGTGACCCCTCTGTCACCTCGACCAAGGGGTTCATCGACTGGGCCATCAAGAACCAGAACGTGCTGTTCTGAGTGTTGCACTGCTCTAAACTAGCTGTTAAGTATGTTATATGTAACAGGAGGATACCTCAATGCGAAAGACCGACCCGCTCTACCAACGCTGGTGCAACATCAAGCAGCGGTGCTTTAACCCTAGGAACACAGGCTACCACCTATACGGCGGCCGCGGCATCTCTATGTGTCCGACTTGGGTAGGTTCTTTCGATGCGTTCGCCAAGGACGTGGGGTATCCGCCGTCCCCTACCCACACACTGGACCGCATAGACAATGCGAAAGGGTACTCCTCTGACAATGTCCGTTGGGCAACCCCTGAGGAACAAGCCCACAACCGTAGGCCTAACCGGTGCTTTACACACAATGGCAAGACGCAACCGCTTGCGAAGTGGGCAAAAGAACTGGGCCTGTCTTACACAATGCTCCGGCATAGGGCTGACCACGGGGTCACACCACCAGAGTTGTTTGACGCAGGTCGCAGGCCAACAAAGCGACCCGAGTTTTCCATCGAAGTGGACGGAGAGCAACTGTCTATCAAGGAAGCCGTGCGGCGCACCGGCATCAAACGATCAACCCTCTATTATAGATACAGAAAAGGAAACACGACATGCAGTTAAGCGACCGCGCTCTCCTCGTCCAGCTCAACGTCTCCCAGTGGACGGCACGCAAGCTGGACAAGAAGGCCACCAAGCAGGTGGCCGACAGCAACTACGCATCCAAGGATGCTGGCAATTACAACAAGAAGCTGCTGCCCATGAGCGACAGCTTGGCCAACATCCACACCATGACGGGTGACATCCGTCGGGAGTTCTACACCAACACCCTGCCGTGGGGGCTGGAGAACACCCACATGCTGCCGACCTCCAACTACCTGTCCTTCATGACCACGTTCCGGAAGCGCAAGTCGGAGTGGGAGCTTGTGGTACGCAAGTTTCTGACAGACTACCCGACCTTGCAAGTCACGGCGCAGCGGTTCTTGGGCAACCTCTATGACTCGGCCGACTACCCCGATGTCCACGACCTGCTGCACAAGTTCAAGATGGACCTCGTGGTCATGCCTGTCCCGACCAACGACTTCAGGGTGCAGCTGGCTGACGACGAGCTGTCCAGCATCCATGCTGACATCCAGCGCCGGGTCGAAGAAAGCAGTTCGTCGGCCATGAAAGAGGCTTGGCAGAGGCTTTACAGTCATGTTAAGCTGATGTCCGAACGCTTGGGTAACACCGAGGGTCGGCTCTACGACAGCCTGTTTGACAACGCCATCGAGCTGTGCAGCATCCTGCCACGGCTCAACTTCACCGACGATCCGGACCTTGAGGCGATGCGGCAGGAGGTGGAGGTCAAGCTGGTGGGACACAGCAAGGAGGCAATCAAGGGCAGCCCTGCCCTGCGCAAACAAGTGGCTGACGAAGCCAACGCTATCGCCGCCAAGATGGCAGCATTCATGGGAGGAGTAACACATGCCTAAGTATGAAATCCAGCTGACCTTCTACCGCACAGTGGAGGCAGCAGACATCGATACGGCAGCCGACATGGCTGACTACGAGAAGTCCCGACTGGTAGATAATGGGCTGGCCGGGGACCTCGGCTGGGAAGAAGCCACCACTGCGGTCAAGCGTAAGAAAACCAAGGAGTAAGACACATGCAATCTCTCGACACACTCAAGACCCGCTTGGCCAAGGCCAAGACCTCTCTCATACTGGAGCACCCCTTTGTGGGCTCCATCGCTCTGGGTATGCCACACACCTATCAGGAGGGCATCGGCACGGCCTGCACCAATGGCAAGCGTGTCCTCTACGACCCCAAGTTCGTGTCTGATCTGACCGACGATGAGCTCAAGTTCCTCGTGGCTCATGAGTGCATGCACCCCATGCTGGAGCACAACTTCCGCCGTCAGTCCCGTGAGCCCAAGCGGTGGAACAGGGCGGCTGACTACGTCATCAACCAGCTGCTGGTCGACGAGGGCATTGGCAAGTTCATCGAGGGTGGCTGCCTCAACAAGGCGCTCTACGATGCTGGCAACGGTGTGTCCGAGCACATCTACACCCTGATCCCTGAGGGTGACGGTGACGGCGAGGGCGGCGGTGACATGGGTGGCACCGGGCAAGACCTTGAGGATGGTGAGGGCACGGCACAGGACCAAGCCCAGCAGTCCTCTGAGTGGCGGGTCAAGGTGGCGCAGGCTGCGCAAGCTGCCAAGATGATGGGCAAGCTGTCAGTGGGCATGGCTAGGCTGGTCGACAGCATCCTCAACCCGACGGTGGACTGGCGCGATGTGCTCCAGCGCTTCGTCACCAAGCACAAGACTGACGAGCGCAGCTTCTCCCGGCCCAACCGCAGGTTCTTGTCGCAGGGTCTCTACATGCCCAGCCGTAGCGGCGAGGTGATGGGTCCGATGGCCTTCTTCGTGGACTGCTCTGGCTCCGTGGATGACAAGCAGCTGGCCCAGATGGCGGCCGAGATGCGCACTGTCCATGAGGACCTGCGTCCTGAGAAGATGCACGTCATATACTTCGACTCCGAGGTCAGCCACTATGAGTGCTACGGTCCGGATGACAGCCTCGACATCCGCTTCCATGGTGGTGGTGGCACTGATGTGCGTGCTGCCTTCGACTACCTCGAAGCCGAGGGCCATGCTGACGGCATCGTCTGCACCGTGGTGCTGACCGACGGCTACACCCCCTACCCCGACAGCTGCCACTACCCTCTGATCTGGGCGATGACGACCGACATGGACGCTCCCTTCGGTGAGCATTGCCGGGTGACTGTGTAGTACCCCCGATACAAGTACAACAGGAGACAAGACATGATAGCAGGTGAGTTCCTTGTTCTGGCAGCGGCGTTGGTTGCTGCCACCTTCTACATAGTAAGACTACAGGCAGAACTGGGTGACTGCAACGAAGCCATGGATGAGGCCGAGGAGGCACTCGAAGCGGCGGACAAGGCGGTCGAAGTCTATCAGCGGGTGCTGATGGATGTAGCACATAATCACACAACACTGGAGGTAACAGAGGATGGCACGCTCATCGCAACGCACCGCTCTTTTGGAAAAATACAGATACATTAACACCGAGTTCGACCGCTGGTGGGAGTGTAATGAGTCGGACTTCAAGGAGGATATGAAAGCGGTGGGCATACATGTGGAGCGGATATACTTCTCCGGGTTCAGTTCGCAGGGTGACGGCGCCTGCTTCGAGGGCAAGCTGGACAACGCACTGGTCTACCTCGACCACCACCACAAGGACCAGTACCCCATGATCCGCAAGCTGCTGGAGAATGGCGGCGAGGTCTATGTCAACTGCGACCACACAGGGCGCTACTATCACGAGAACTGCACCCGGTTCTGGGCAGATTGCGACACGCTGACAGGCATGTTGCCCCAGCCGACCGAGTTCCACGAGGCTATCGTCGAACAATGGCAGGAGCTTCTTGCCAAGGAGATGGAGGACTTCGAGACGGCCGTGACTGAACAGTGGCGGACCTACATGCGAGAGCTTTACCGCAAGCTCGAAGCTGAGCACGAGTACCACACAAGCGACGAGGCTGTCTGGGAAACCATCACGGCCAACGAGCTGGACACAGACGCAGAAGATTTGGATGAGGAGGCAGCATGACACACCTAGTATCCTACGAAGCAGCCAAGGACCTGTTCGCCAAGGCCCGCAAGCCCAGTGCAGGCAAGCCCCTATCCACCAAGGGGTGGCGGCTGTTCAAGGACGGCGATGAGTACATTGCGTACCATTTCACGACGCAGGTGGCCCGCTTCCTGCCGGACAACACCCTGCGATTGCTGGCCCCCGCGACCGGCGTCAGTCAACTCGTGCCGCACACCATCCACAATGTCCTGCCCGTGCGGTATGTGCGGCGGTCCAGCGCCCACTACAGGGTCCGTCCGGTCGTGTCCGGTAATAGTACGGAGTTCATCTCCTACGACTACCGCCTGTACGATGGCCTGACCATCGACCTGACGGCGGGGCTGGCGCCCAACTACAGGGAGCCCCAGATCGTGACCGACCCCGTCGCCCGCCAAGACTGGCTGGCCAAGTCCAAGGCGCTCAAGACCTACCTCAAGACCATAGTCAAGCTGGGCGGGTTCACGGCTAGGATCGAGGTTCTGCGGGACAGCGGCGCGACACGGTGGGACTTTCCCATTATGTCTTACCGTGTGCCCGAAGATGTGGCCATTATTCACGCTGCCCTCAACGGCGACGACATGGAGCGTGTTGTGCAGCGCGTGGCAGAGGACATGTTCCGGACATTCTACAAGACGCCCGATACCACAGAGCAGATGAAGCTCATCGACACGATCATCAGTAAGCACAGCCATGCCCTGCGCACCGCGCTTGGCGTAATCACAGAAGTCTGAGAGGAATATCAATCATGCAACTCGTACCTATCGAGACCACGATCATCGTGGCCAACGTGCTGCCCTCCGGGGCAGCCTTCGCTGTCCGTCTGGACAACGGGGACAACTGCTACATACCGGTCAGCGTATCCAAGGCCGGCGTCGTGGCGCTGGGGGCCGAGCTCACTGCCCGTCTGGTGCCCAACCGCTTCCCTGACAAGGCAGACCGGACGCCATGGCTGGCCGTCCATGCGGCACGCCCCACCAGTGCGGCTCCGGCGCCCCTCTCCAGAGCTGTCCAATACGCCATGCCCTTCGAGCAGTTCGACCTGACGGATGCCTTGCAGGTTGCAGAACCGACAACGGCGGACCGGGTGCGTGCCACCCTGACTGGCGGCGGTGTGTGGACTGTCGGCACCCTGTTCGAACGCCTGTTCCCCGGCAAGACCCGGGGCGACGGGCTGACTGACTACAACGCCATCTCCGGCGCGATCCGGGCGATGTATGCGAGGGGTGAGTGTGCCAAGTTTCAGCTGTGGCGGTCGCCTGACCAGACCAAGCCGAGCCGCGAGTGGTTCACCTGCTACCCCGAGAAGGCTGACGTTGATGAATGGGAGGAATGATATGCCTAAGTTCCAGATCAAAGCAGAAGAGACCGTGACCTACATCTATGAGGTCGAGGCGGATACCATTGAGGAGGCTGTTGCCCTCGTCGAGGAGGGTGACGCAGACGACTACCACGAGGTGGACAGCACAGCCCCTTCGGCTGAGTGGTATGCTGTCTATGGGCAACCCGGGTGGATTGAGTGGCAGAAGAGGGAGGAATGATATGAGCGACTTTGAAACTCACCCCGTAGGTACAGCGGCCCGCATTGCCGCCCTTGAGGCGGTGGTGAAGGCGGGGGATGGGTTGGCGGCTGCGGTGGATGCGATGCGGGAGGCGGCTATTGATGCCATAACGGCCGTCTGGTCAGATGTGGTGGAAGATATGGCCGAATTTGGATTGGAACACCCAGCACAAGCCGAGATTGACGCCATCCGCGCCATCCCCACCCCGTTCACGGGGGCCAAGCCATGAAGGATACCCCTTGGTTCTGGCTCTGGCTGCCCGTCGCACTGTGGTCTGTCGCTATCCTCGGAGTAGTCCTCTACGAGGCTCTGGGCTACGGCTGGATCGAATACATCATTGGAGCGTGTAATTGATATGAACAAGTGCCCAGAAGCATACCGCGGTCTCACACCAGCCAAGGAGTGCCGCTTGCGGTCGGCGCGGCTCGGGATCACCGAGGTCCCGGGACGTGTGCCGATGTCGCCTGACGAGAAGCGCGGCAAGCAGACCCTCGAGACCAACACCCGTGGCAAGCAGATCATGGCTGCCCTGCGCAAGCGGCCCATGAGGGGGTCCGAAATCTACAAGATACTCGGAGTGACACCGCAGGTTGCCCACAACACGCTGTCATCCCTGCTGAACGACGGCCTGATCGAATACAAAAAGGAGGGGCGGACTCGCCCCGTCTGGACCATCGCCAAGGTAGAAACAAGTGACACACAAGGAGAAGTCACATGAGCGAGTACCCGCTGAACTCTGAACGACTGGAGACATGGGCCATCGACATGGCCAAGCATGTAGCCAAGCTGTCCAAGGACCCGTCGACCAAGGTCGGCGCCATCCTGTTCGACCACAAGCGGCGCTTCGTCAGCGCTGGGTACAACGGCCTGCCCCGTGGGGTGCAGGACAAGCCGGAGCGGCTCGATGACCGTGACACCAAGTACAAGATGATCCGCCACGCAGAAGCCAATGCCATCGCGTTCGCCACCGCGCCGCTTGACGGGGCGACACTGGTGGTGACCCACCCCTGTTGTGCCCAGTGTGCTGGGGCCGCCATCCAAGCAGGCATCACCCATGTTGTGTGGCCGATCCCGACAGCCGACTTCCTCAAGCGGTGGGCCGCAGACCTCCGCCTTGTGCTGGAGATGTTCAACGAAGCAGGAGTGGAAATCCATGAAGTCTGAGGGGACGCAGGCCGACCTCGGGGGAGTCAAGTTCGACCAAGGCAAGCTGCGCTACGATCTGCTCCCGCCCGAGATGCTGGAAGAAGTAGCACTTGTATTAACTTACGGTGCTGTTAAGTATGGTGAGTATAATTGGGCGAAGGGCATGGCATGGAGCCGTCCCTTTGGTGCACTTATGCGCCACATGTGGGCATGGTGGGGTGGTCAGGACAACGACCCGGAGACAGGGTACTCGCACCTGTCTCACGCTTTGTGTTGTGTTGTGTTCTTGTCAGTGTACCGGCGCCGTGGCATAGGCGCAGACGATAGGCATAAACTAGGGGGCGAATGATGGACATAGTTACTATCGACTTTGAGACATACTACGACAGGGATTACTCCCTGTCTAAGATCACAACAGAATCGTATGTCCGGTCACCTCTGTTCGAGGTCATCGGCGTGGGCGTCAAGGTCAACGACGGGCCAGTAGATACCTACACCGGGGACAACCCGGGCAAGTTCCTCAAGTCGCTCGACTACAGCGACAAGGCGATCCTCTGCCACAACACCCTGTTCGACGGCGCCATCCTGTCGTGGCACTTCGGTATCAAGCCCAAGCTCTGGCTCGACACGCTATCCATGGCACGACCCAAGCACCAGTCCACTGTGGGTGGTAGCCTCAAGGCATTGGCCCAGCACTATGAGTTGGGCCAGAAGGGCGAGGAGGTCATCCTCGCGATCGGCAAACGGCGCAGGGACTTCGGCTCTGCAGAACTTGCGGCCTACATGAGGTACTGCGCCAACGACGTGGACCTGACCTACGCCCTGTTCAAGAAGCTGCGCAAAGGGTTCCCGGTATCTGAGCTCCGGATCATCGACAGCACGCTCCGGATGTACACCGAGCCGACGGTGGAGCTGGACGTGGACAAGCTGGAGGCACACCTTGTAGTGGTGCAGGCAGAGAAGCAGGCCCTGCTCGACACCCTTGGAGGCAAGGGCAAGGACATCCTCATGTCCAACGACAAGTTCGCCAAGCTGCTGCGCCGCTGCGGGGTAGAGCCACCAACCAAGATCAGCGGCACCACTGGCAAGGAAGCCTTCGCCTTCGCCAAGACAGACCTCGACTTCCTCGCGCTGCAGGATCACCACAACCCCGTGGTCCAGACACTGGTGGCCGCACGGCTTGGGCTCAAGTCCACGCTGGAGGAGACGCGCACCTCCTCCCTGATCGGAGTGGCTGGCCGTGGCCGGCTGCCCATCATGCTCAACTACTATGGCGCGCACACTGGCCGCTTCTCTGGTGGCGACAAGATGAACCTCCAGAACCTGCCCCGTGGTGGTGCGCTGCGCCAAGCCCTTCGGGCCCCCGAGGGGCACAAGATCATCAGCTGTGACAGCAGCCAGATCGAGGCGCGCATGGTGGCCTACCTCGCCGGGCAGAGCGACCTTGTGCAATGGTTCCGCGAGGGGCGGGACGTGTACTCCGAGTTCGCCACGGTCTTCTATGGCCGTAAGGTGACCAAGGCCGACAAGCTGGAGCGCCACGTCGGCAAGTCCGCCATCCTTGGGCTGGGCTACGGCATGTCGGCAGAGAAGTTTCAGCTGACCCTGAAGCGCGGCAAGCCACCTGTGGACATCCCCGAGGAGGACGTCGACCGTCTGGTGCGCACGTACCGTACAGGCTACCACCAGATCGTGAAGCTGTGGGGTGAGTGTGGCTACGCCCTGTCCAGCATGGCGGCTGGGCGCAGGGGGCGGATCGGTAACATCCTGACCTATGACGCCGATGGCATCCTCCTGCCCAACGGCATGCGGCTGCAGTACCACGGGCTCACGGCCGCCACCCGGCAGTTCACCTACATCCAAGACAGGCGCATGTTTGACAGAGCCATGAAGGCTCGGCTGGCCGGCGACCCGAAGGACGCGGACAGCGGCACGATCCCCGGCCAGAGCCGCATCTATGGCGCGATGGTGGCGGAGAACTGTTTGGCTGGCGACACGCAAGTACTTACCCAGCGGGGATGGGTCCCGATTGTGGACGTGCTGACTGATGACCGGCTTTGGGACGGCGTGCAATGGGTGCAGCATGACGGGTTGATTAGTCAAGGCGAACAGTCTACTACCAAACTCGATGGGGTCCGCATGACCCCGGACCATGAGGTCCTAACCGAGAAAGGGTGGCGCCGTGCATCATCGTGCGAAGGACTATACAGGTCAGACTTTTGGTTACCTGACGGGAGTACGGTATCAGGGCACGAACGGTCGCCGTTCGCTGTGGGTATTCCGGTGCATATGCGGGACGGAGGTGACGCGCGTAGCCAGTGGTGTGGAAAAGTGGGCACAGCGTGGCGGGAGTTCCTCGTGTGGCTGCATGATGGCGGCGGCGAACAAGACTCACGGCATGGCCAATCACCCGGCCTACTGGGTATGGCGCTCGATGCGGGACCGGTGCCGGCTACCCTCACACCAAGCGTGGCGCAACTATGGAGCACGCGGGATCAGAGTATGCCCGGAGTGGGATGCCTCCTTCGCGGCGTTCTGGGGGGACATGGGCCCCACCTACCAGTCGGGTCTGACACTGGACCGGAAGGACAACAACGGGGACTACACACCCGGGAACTGTCGCTGGACATCCTACACCGTGCAGGCTGGGAACAGGCGCGGGGCTCTACCCGTGGACCTTACCAGAGCACACAGACTGACGGGCGTGCCGAAGTCGACGTTGTTCTATCGGTGGCAGCGGAACCTGTCTATGACCTCCGCAACGCCGGACCCAACTCTCGCTTCGTGGTCCGAGGTTCTTCGGGACCTTTCGTAGTGCACAACTGCACTCAGGCGCTGGCCCGCATTGTCGTGGCCGAGCAGATGCTGGCGATCAGGGACGCCGGGTATCACGTCGCCTTCCAAGTCCACGACGAGAACGTCTGCATCGTGCCAGAGGATCAGGCCGAGCAGGCGGAGAAGGACATCGTGGCCATCATGTCCACCGCCCCGACTTGGGCGCCCGACCTGCCCGTGGCCTGCGAGGCAGGCACGGCTTACACCTATGGAGACACGTGATGACCACAAAGAAAATCTGCGTCTGCGGCTGGAATGCGGCGGCTGGAAGGTGTCCGTATCCGATTAACTGCAGACCGGCAAAGGGCAAGCCATGACTTGGGCACCCGACCTGCCCGTGGCCTGCGAGGCAGGCACGGCTTACACCTATGGAGACACGTGATGACCACCAAACTTGCCCACTCCTACACCGCCCTCAAGATGTACGAGAACTGCCCCAAGCGGTACTACCACCAGCGCATCACCAAGGAGGTCAAGGACAGCGTCGGCGAAGCCACGGTCTACGGTGAGCGGGTGCACAAGCAGCTGGAGGATGCCCTCAAGGGCACCGCCCCATTGCCTGCAGAGACAGTCGCACTGCAGCCGCTGTGTGATGTGCTCGCGTCGCACGTTGCCAAGGGTGGGGCTACCCTCACGATCGAGCAGGAGTACACCCTGACCAGCGACCTCCAGCCCACCGGCTGGTTCGACGAGGACGCATGGCTGCGGTTCAAGCTGGACGTGCTCATCATCCGGCCGGATGCCAAGGCCATCGTGGTGGACTGGAAGACCGGCAAGCGCCGCCCCGACTTCGACCAGCTGGAGATGTTTGCTCTTGCAACCTTCGCCTTCAACCCGGAGGTCACCGCTGTCACGTCCATGTTTGTATGGACGAAGGAGAACGCGACCGACCGGGAGACGTACAAGCGGGAGCATGCCGACGGGATGTGGACCAAGCTGCTTACCCGGATCAACCGTGTGGAGAAGTCGCTGGAGTCAGGCAACTGGCCGGCCAAGCCGAGCGGGCTGTGCAAGTACTGCCCGTGTAAAGGTTTCTGCGAGTTCGCATCTTGACTGTAAAGTAGAGGGGTGACACCATGGCTACTCCAGAGGGGCGCATCAAGGCAGCGCTCGACAAGATGATGAAGGCTGAGCGGGTGTGGTTTTACCCCCCGCAAGCCGGACCATTTGGTAGTGCAGGTATTCCAGACCGAGTTGCGGTTGTGGAGGGCTTGTTCGTGGGTATCGAGTGTAAAGCTGACGCGACCAAGAAGCCGACAGCACTGCAGATCAAGTGTATGGCAGACATCGAGGCAGCGGGTGGGAAGTGTTTCGTGGTCTACGACAAGGCCACGATTGAGCAGGTAAGGGAATGGATACATGCTTGTCGTCGAGTCCGCGAGGGCCGTAGCCCTCAAACTGAATGACCCCAACAGGGTCCTAGAGTGCATACCCAAGTCGCGGCAACTGCCGTCTGACCCTAATATCGTCGTGATCCCGCACCGTGTGCCGGAGATGCAGCGCCTCAAGGAGCTGGGGTTCAACCCGCCGTCGCCCATCGGCTACCAGTACGACTGGCCCGGGCAGTTCACACCCTACGACCACCAGAAATCCACGGCCGACTTCCTTACTCTGCACAAGCGCTGCCTTGTGCTGAACTCGATTGGCTGCGTGGACGCGGATACGGAGTACCTGTCTCCGACAGGGTGGCAGCGTATTGCCGACTACGAAGGTGGGGCGGTGGCGCAGTACTGGCCAGACACCAAGCGGATTGACTTTGTTGCCGAGCCGCAATTCGTAAAGCTGCCATGCGACACCATGGTCAGGCTGAAGACCCGCTATGGTATCGATCAGATGCTGTCGCCAGAGCACAGGGTGCTGCTGCAGTCCAAGACGAATGCGGCCAAGGTCGAAACTACGACGGCCGTGGAGCTCCTGCACCGCCATGATGCTTGGGTTGGCGGCGACCGGGTGCAGAAGTCCGCAGACCGGGTCGGGTTCTCGGACGCTGCCATCCCTACGACATTCGCCGTGCCGGGCGGGGTCGGGCTGTCGCTGACCGACGCACAGTTGCGTGTGATGGTGGCAGCGATCGCTGATGGGTATATCCCGGAAGGCGGCAACCTTTGCTATGTCCGCGTCAAAAAGCAGCGCAAGAAGGACAGGCTGCGCGACTTGCTGGATGCTGCCCACATCCCGTACAGCTACAGGGAGTGTGCCCCCGAAGGGTTTCACAAGTTGTCCTTCATGCCGCCGCTCAGAACCAAGGTGTTCGGGCCACAATTCTGGCAGGCTACGCTACACCAGCTGCGGGTCATCGCCGATGAAGTGCCGCACTGGGACGGGACTGTGCGGGAGAACAAGCCGCGGGTGGAGTTCTTCACCTCTACCAAGGAGAGCGCGGACTTCGTCCAGTACGCCTTCGCTGCGTGCGGCTACACCGCGCGGCTGCAGACCTACGAGAGGAAGGAACGCAGCGCGATCGAGTACGTGGTGGGCGTGAGTACCACCAAGCGCGGCAGCGTAGGCATTCTAGGGGCCACGGGTGGCCGACGCCTGCGTTCTATGGAGTGCGTCCCATCCACGGACGGCTTCAAGTACTGCTTCATGGTGCCGAGCACGTACCTGATCTTGCGGCGCAACGGGTGCATCTTCGCCACGGGCAACACAGGCAAGACGGTCAGCGCCTTGTGGGCGGCCGACTTCCTCATGAATGCTGGCGTCATCAAGAAGGTGCTGATCCTGTCGCCGCTGTCCACGCTGGAACGTGTGTGGGGCGACGCCGTGTTCAAGGAGTTCTACCACCGTAAGTCGGTCACCCTCTATGGCGATGCCAAGCGGCGCATCAAGATGCTGAACACCGAGGCGGACTTCTACATCATCAACCACGATGGCTTCCCGATCATCGCCAAGGAGGCGCTGGACAAGTTCGACCTCGTCATCATCGACGAGGCAGCGGTCTACAGGAACCCGTCGACCCGGCGGTTCAAACAGTTCTACCGCTGGCTGCAGGTGCAGCCCGACCTGAACCTGTGGCTGATGACCGGCACCCCCACCCCCAACGAGCCGACGGACGCATGGGCACTGGCCAAGCTGGTCAACAGCCCGCACATGTCCAAGAGCTACACAGGTTTCCGAGAGCAGGTCATGACCAAGATCGGCCAGTGGAAGTTTGTGCCCCGCCCGGACAGCGTGGATATTGTGAAGCACGTGCTCCAGCCATCCATCCGCTTCACCCGGGAGGACTGTCTGGACCTGCCGGACACCGTCATCCAGACCCGCAAGGTGGAGATGACCGCAGAGCAGACCAAGCACTACAAGCAGATGGTCAAGCAGCTGGTCACCGAGGTTGCGGGCGGCACGATCACGGCGGTCAACGAGGCGGTCAAGGCGCAGAAGCTCATTCAGATCGCACTGGGCGTGGCCTACGGCGAGCACGGCGAGAGACTGGAGCTGGACTGCGCGCCACGCATCAACGCGGTCAAGGAGGTCATCGAGGAGGCAGGGGAGAAGGTCATCCTGTTCGTCCCGCTGACCGGCACGCTGCGCATGCTGGAGCGTGAGCTGTCCAAGCACTGGACCGTGGCCGTCGTCAACGGTGAGGTGTCGTCATCCAAGCGCAACGACATCTTCCACAACTTTCAGAACGCGCGTGACCCGCGCATACTTATCGCACATCCTGCAACAATGGCGCATGGATTGACCTTGACAGCAGCGTCAACCGTTGTATGGTACGGACCTATAACCAGTAACGAACAGTATGTTCAAGCGAATGGCCGCGTCGAACGCATCGGTAAGAGACATGTGTCGAACGTAGTTCATATAGAAGCAACCGAGGTAGAGCACCGCATCTATGAGCGACTGCAGAATAAGCAGAAGCTACAGGGTGTGCTGCTGGACCTGATAGCCCAGATGGGAAAGGAGTGACATGTCGTTTGAGATCGAGAAGGATGTACCGCTGCCGCAGAAGAACGTGCGGTGGAAGTACCCGTTTGACCAGTTGGAGAAGGGCGACAGCTTCTTCGTCGCCAACAAGGACACCACACAGATGTCCGCACTCTGCAAGCGGGCGAACACGCGCTACGGCGGCCGGTTCGTGACGTCCAAGGCGGAGAAGGGCGACCAGACTGGCGTCCGGGTGTGGAGGCTGGAATGAGCTTCACGGTCGAGCAGGTGGTGGAGACTTACCTCAAGCTTCGGAGGAAGAAGGAGGCGGTAGAGAACGAGACCAAGGACAGGGTCGCGGACATCAAGGCCAAGATGACCATGCTGGAGTCGTGGCTGATGCAGAAGGCTGGCGAGGATGGCGTGACATCCTTCAAGACCACCGCTGGCACTGCGTTCGTGACCACCACGGACTTCGCCAATGTCGCTGACTGGGATGCTGTGCTCACGTTCATCAAGGAGAACGATGCGTTCGACATGCTGGAGAAGCGTGTGTCCAAGACCGCGGTCCGGGCACACATGGATGAGACTGGTGACGTCCCGCCGGGCATCACCTATGGCAGCAAGATCGGGATCAACGTCCGCAAGGCGTCGTCCGAAGACTGACTAACCCAAAGCTCAGAGAGGAAACCATGAGCAACATCGTACCAACCAATATCCAAATTCCGGCCCACCTCGCACGTCTGGTAGGCCAACCCTCTGCTCTGTCGGCTGCTCTGGCCGGCGGGCTGGGAGGCGGCGCGGAGTACCCGCGCATCTCCATCAAGGGCTCGCGCTTCCGCATCGTCGAAGGCGGGACCGAGACCGTACTCGAAGACACCAAGCTGTCGGTCGTCGTCGTGGGTGCCAACCCCCGTCTGTCGAAGACGTACTACGCAAAGCAGTGGACCCCCGATGCTGAGCCCGCTTCGCCCGACTGCTACTCCTTGGATGGCGTGCGGCCTGCCGCTGACAGCACCGGCCCCCAGAACGACACCTGCGCCGGCTGCCCCATGAACGCTTGGGGTTCCAAGATCACGCCGATGGGTCAGCAGATCAAAGCCTGCGCTGACCAGAAGCGTCTGGCTGTCGTCGCCTCGAACGACCCGACCGGGCCGGTGTACCTGCTGCAGATCACCCCTGCTGCGCTCAAGGGTCTGGCATCCTACCAGAAGGAGCTGTCGGTCCGTGGCATCCCGGTTGAGGCGGTCAAGACTGTCGTGACCTTCGACACTGATGCCAGCTTCCCCAAGCTTGCGTTCAAGTTCGGTGGCTTCCTTGAGGCGGACGAGTACGCAGCAGTGGAAGAACTGTTCGGGTCGGACAAGGTGATGGAGATCACGGGCGAGAAGGTCGCTGCCGCCCCCGAGGAGGAAGCCCCGGCACCCAAGCCGAAGGCAGCTCCGAAGGCCGCCGCCAAGGTCGCGCCCCCACCAGAGCCGGAGCCGGAGCGGGAAGAAGCGCCTGCACCCAAGCGTGGGTTCGGTGCCAAGGCAGCACCGGCTGCAGTGGAGAAGGCAGAAGCCCCGGCACCCAAGCCGAAGGCAGCCGCCAAGCCCGCCGCCAAGCCCGCTGCAGCAGCACCCAAGGTGGAGAAGGGGGCAACATCTCTGGCGGACGAGATCGCGTCCCTGATGGAGGATATGGATGCAGACGACTGAGCCTAAGGGGGTCACGTTCGAGAAGATCGACGCGCTCCGTAGGCACATGCTCCTCACGCATACTCAGATGGCAAGGTTACTCGGTATATCCCGGGTAACCTACTACAACTGGAAAAGTGTGGGGCGCCCAGCCGAGCGGACCGTCACCAAGACGCGGGCTATTTTGAAAGACCTTCTGCGTGTTATGGTGGAACACGCGTGGCCGACGCCCGCCGTCGTGGCAATGGATCAGGACGACCGGCTCATTGAGCTACAAAAACTGATCCGGGTAGTGTAGGGATGGGGGCTCGGGCCCCCATTCAACCGAGCAGGGTAGGGAAATGGACACAATAGAGTTCTTCGGCCGGGTCCTTCCGGACACCGGTTACTATGTCGCCACGGTCATAAATCCAGACAGACGCGCACAGAAATCGTATGAAACCATAGACGCGCTGGCCAATGCCGTCATCCGGATCGACATCGCAGGTGGGAACGTCTACTACGCAATGTCCTCGTTCGTCGAAGCGGGCAACCGCAAACAGAGCAACGTCGAACTGACCAAGTCCCTGTTCATCGACATCGACTGCGGCGAGGGTAAGCCCTTCGCCGACCAGCGCGAGGGTGCCAAGGCCCTCAAGGTTTTCCTCAAGGCCAGCGCCCTGCCTCCCCCCATGATCGTCAACTCAGGCCGCGGTCTGCACGTGTACTGGCCACTGACCGTGGCGCTTGCGCCTGCAGACTGGCAGCCTCTGGCCGACGCGCTCAAGGAGTGTGCCAAGCACCACGGCTTTGAGATCGACGCAGCTGTCACAGCTGACAGCGCCCGTGTGCTGCGCCCCGTGGGCACTCACAACCCGAAGAACGGGGCCGAGGTGGCGCTCATCAAGGACGCACCGGACAACGACCCCGGCAGCATGCGGTCGGCTCTGGCCCAGTTCATGCACAAGGTCCCCGTCAAGCGGGGCTTCGCTGCGCAGGCCAAGCCTGTGTCCAGCATCACGGCATCGCTTGGGTCCGGCATGGAGTACGAGCCTGCTGTTGCAGGGAACATAGTTGGAGGATGCGCTCAGGTCCGATGGGCAGCGAACAACCAGACCGATGTGGAGGAGCCCTTCTGGTACGCGCTGCTCGGGATCGCCGCCTTCTGTGACGACCCGGAGGGGACTGCCGTTGCGTGGTCAGACCAGCACCCGGGCTACGACTACCCCAAGACCATCCTGAAGATCGAGCAGTGGCGTGGCCGGGCGACAGGCCCAACCACCTGTGCCAAGTTCAAGGACCTGCGCGAGAGCGGCTGCAAGAAGTGCCCCTATGCCGGCAAGATCACCACGCCCTGCCAGATCGGCCGCAAGATGGCCGAGGCCGAGGGCCCCGCTGCAGACGTCATCGACGTCGTCGCCAATGAAGTCCCGCTGCCGCAAGGGTTCAAGCGCACCAAGGCCGGTGGCCTTGCCCAGACCATCGACGAGACCGACATCGAGGTCGTGCCCTTCGATCTGTACCCTGTGAGCTACGGCAAGGACGAGGCTCTGGGCTACGAGGTGGTGCGGTTCCACTGGAAGCGGCCGCACAAGGGGTGGCAGGAGATCAAGTTTCGCCAAGCCTACCTCGCCGACGGGAACCGGGAGTTCCCTACTGCCATCGCTGACCAAGGGATCGTACTCCCGTTCAAAGGTCTGACCGAAAGGTTTCAGTACATGCTGCGTGCATACATGGATGAGCTCCGCAAACTCCGGACTACCACCAACCTCTACACCTCGCTCGGGTGGAAGGAGGAGGACACGCTGTTCGTCATAGGCGACAAGCAGGTCAGGAAGGACGAAGCCGGACAAGTCGTGGTGGAGGATGTGGTCCTCTCCTCGGCAGTCCAGCGGGTCAGCACAGGGATGTATGGCACCAAGGGCACCCACGAGAAGTGGCTCAAGGTCACCAAGCTGATGGAGTTGGCCGGACTCAACGCCCACATCTTCGCCATGGGTGTGTCCATGTCGGCCCCGCTCTACAACTTCACCGGCCTGAAGGGTGGCGTGCTCTCGCTCTACGGCCCGACGGGCAGCGGCAAGTCACTGGCCCAGCTGGCCATGCAGTCAGTGTGGGGCAACCCAGTCGAGTTGCACTTCCAGTCCAAGTACACACAGAACGCCCTGTTCACCCGACTGTCGTTCTACAACAACCTCCCCATGACCATCGACGAGACGACCATGATGCCCGACAAGGAGGTCGGCGACTTCATCTACGGCGTGACGCAGGGCCGGGACAAGAGTCGCCTCAACGCCCGCGTCGAGGAGCGTGATCCGCGCACATGGGCAGCACCTGTGACCCTCTCCACCAACCGCCCCATGAGCGGCAAACTGCTGTCGGCGACCTTCGAGACTGACGCCCAGATGGCGCGGATGTTGGAGCTGTCGCTGGAGAGCGCGGACATCTTCACCAAGAGCACCGATGTTGGGCGCAAGTTCTACGATACGGTGACCCGCAACTATGGCCACGTCGGCCTGCTGATCCTGCAGTGGCTGGTGGAGCTGGGCGCGGCCGCGACCGAGAAGCTGATCGCCGACCACATGGTTGCCTTCGAGAAGAAGTACAAGGTCAGGTTCAGCGGGGAGGAGCGGTACTGGGAGGTCATGGTTGTGCTGGCTGATCTGATGAACAAGGTCGCCAAGGAGCGTGGGTGGGTCACCTACGACTACGTCCCCGCCACAAACTACGCGCTGGAGCAGGCTGGCATGACCCGCCGCAGCATCAGCGCATCCAAGATCGACGAGTTCGATCTCCTCGGTGAGTACCTCAACGAGATGCGGGCAGCGACCGTCATCGTGTCACACGTGGATGGCAGTGACCTGCCCATCTATGACGCACTCAGGCTGCCACGGGCGGAGGTGCGCGTGCGCTTCGACCTGTACCGCAAGACCCTCAACGCCAAGAACGACCGTGGCATCCTGCTGCTCGACAGGGCGCACCTGCGCAAGTGGATGGCAAGCCGGGGCGGCGACTGGAAGAAGTTCGGCGACACCCTTGTGACGGACAACATCGACGCAACACCGGCATCCAAGAAGGCCATCCTCGGCCGTGGCATCCCAGAGCTCAGGTTACCACAGACCTATGTGCTGGGGATTAACATCGCCCACGACCGACTCCGCACCCTCTTGGAGAACGAGGATGCTCGGCCGGAGGCGATGACGCTGGGCCAGTTGCGCTCAGTTAATTGACCGACATGAGTTCCATCATGTTCCGCAGATCACGCTCGGCGGCATCGGGGGCGGACCGTAGCGTCCGCTCCATGACTGGGCGCCGCGCCTCCTTGAGGGCACGTTGGGAGTTCTTGACGAAGTCCCTGATCTCCAGACCAGTGCCCTTGGACCCTGCGTTCCACGTGGCGACTTCCTGTTCTATCTCACGCGCTCGCGCCCTGTCGCCCTCCATCATGGCCCTGATCCATCCAACCCTATAGGCTGTGGTCTGCTCTCGCTGGAAGTCGGTTATGCGCTTGGCCATGCCGATCATCTCGTACTCACGGGAGGGAGCGACTGGGTAGAACCCTAGTACTCGGGCCAGTACGATGCCGGCGTTCATGTCTGGCGAGACGACGTAGCCCCGACGGTCGACGACCGCGCCGTTCTGTATGTAGGTGTAGACGTCACCTGCCGCCCGCATCATGGTGACCGGAGACTCGCGGAGTACGTCTTGTGCATCCACAGTGGCGGTGAATGGAGCCGAGATTGCGGCTTTGGCGAAGGTTCCCGTAGCACCAATCATTCCTGCAGCGGGACCAAAAATTTCCATAGCGGACCGCCATGGATCGGCCCCGGCAATAAGAGCACCTGAACCCGGCAGCAAGTCGCCGAGCGAGGTCTTAGCGGCCACGTCGCCGGGCACGAACTGGTTGACAAGTCCCTGCATAAGGACGGGCGACATCCCGGGGAACACACTGTCCAGCATCTGTGCTGACTCGTAGCGGGCACCCTGCCACCCCGGAATCTTCAGGGTCTGCGCGATGGTGTCGATGACATCTTCGAGGTCTTCTGCGAAGGGCAGGCCTTGCAGACCAGTCAGAATCCAAAGTGACCCCAGCATGAACAACTGCCCCTTCCGGTCCATGTTGGACAGAAGTTGCACAGAAGTGGTGACGAATACCTTGTACATGTAGGCGAAGGACTGGATGCCCGAGCGCCACGCAGGCGGACGGTTAAGGACAGCGTAGTCACCCAGTGTAAGGTCCAGTGCCTGCAACGAAAACTGTGTCGCTTGGTCGTGCGCCTCAGCCTCCGGCTTACCGGCTGCCAATTTGCGCGCGTATTCAAGTCGGTATGCCGCGAGACCTGCAGTCTGTCGCGACGCGCGCTCAAACGAGTTAAACGTCCACATCCACGCGTCGACAGCCTTCTGGGTGGCCCCCCGGGTGACCCGTCCCCGGGCCGTACCGACCAGCGAGTTGGTCTGAGCAGGTGTCAACTTACCGCCGAGGATGCCGTCCTTAAGGAACTGTGCCTCTCTGGCGGACAGCCCAAATTGCTTCTGGAGTTTGTCGCTGGTCTCCACCTCGGCGAAGAACTCGGCAGTATCGAACCGACCATCGACAATGCTGCGCCCGCCCACTTGTACGGCAGCACGGACCATCTCCCTGTGGACGTTACCGAGGCCGAAGCCACCACCAAATGCCGTCTTGCTGTTGTACGAGGCGAGGTAAGGTACGACGTTGGTCTCCAGTGCGACGAAGTTCATGGCCCCCGTTGCAACAGAGCCGCCAAGCTGCACCATGGAGGTTATCGCCCTTAGACTAGATACCCAAGGCTTTGCCCCGAAGTCGGACTCGTCGATGCTTTTGTTACCCTCGACAAACTCCATGGTCTTGGCGGCTTCGCCGTAGAACTGGTTGGCACGATTGGCCGGACCCCCACGGGTCTGCTTTACCATGTGCGCGTAGGCCTCGTAGATACGGCGTGCATCCACCTTGGCCTCGCGGGAGGCTGCAGGGTCTGCGTCCATAGCATCGGCGCGTTCCTTCAGGACCTCTGCCCAGTCACGCCCGGTGCGCGGGTCCTTGAGCTCCGCGTTCCACAACTCATTGGTCGACCGCATACTGCGGTCCATAAGCTCGGACCTGCGCACACGAGTGGCGATCTTGGCCACGGTAGATGCACGGCTCTCGATGTGGCGGGACGCGGCCATGATTACGTCCGGGTCTGCCCCGGGTGTAAAGGCCCGCATCAGGCGGTTACGCGCTGCACTGTTCTGGCGGGTGAGCGCCACGACCAACTGTTCCAACTTCTGGGGGGTCAGATTGATGTCGAACTGGCGGATACCGCGAAGGAACTCGTTGAGGTTTAGGTCCGGAGGCGCGGCCACTGTCTCCAACGCAGTCTCGGGTACAGCCTGCAGCGTCACATTCCCGAGCACGTAGCCTTGCGCTGCGTCGCTGTAGTACATGACCTCGAACGGGGTGTTACCAAAGGCCTCGTTGGCCTTGCCTGACATCTCCACAGCCTCCGACAACGAGTCAAACTGGGAGTAGACCAGTTGCTCCCGGTAGGAGTCCTTGACCTGTACTGGCTTGCCGCCGACAAGGGCCACGACGCGCATCTGGAACCGCCCCTCCCGCAGGATAGGAACGTACCCGGTGAACAGCGTGCGCTTGGTGTAAGCGTCTGCGTCTTGGTTGGCGATCTCGGCAGTGATGATCTGCTTCACCTTGTCTTGCACTGCGAACTTGTCACCCTTGAGGGACAGGCGCTTCCGGAAGCCTTCGAGCTTGGCGATAAGGTCGTCTGCGGTCGGGGCGTCCATGGTAGCCGGAAGCTCCCGGCGCAGTCTCTTGGTATCTTTTCCGTCCTCCTGCAGCATAAACTTCCGTGGCTCCACGAGCAGCTTACGGAGATCACCGAAGCGGTCCGTCTCCTCCCCGATGAGTGCCATGTTCGTCATCCGCAGCACATCGTTGGCGTAGGTCTGGTAGTCAGAGTCGAGTTTGGCGCCGCCGGATTCGCTCACAGTGACGTCTGCGGTGTACAGGTTGCTGTACGTCTCGGCCACTGTCACAATCGCCGCCCGCTCATCTGCGGTCAGTTCGCCATCTGTAACCGATTGCGCCAACTTGCGGAACATGAGGTCCCGGTTGTCGATGAGGCTGCGGTAGTGCGCTTCCAGAAGTTCAAGTTCAATTCCATCCATGGCCTTGCGAATAGACTCGTAGCTACGCCATTCAGTGCTGGTTTCGGTTAGGCCCTCGACCCCCTCGAACCGCTCCTTCTTCTTGACGGTCTTGCCGCCTTCCTCGAACTCGACATTGTAATCGAATCCGTCGCGCATCTCCGCCAGAGTGCGGGTGCCGCTCTCCTTGAGGCGCTCGATCTCGGCGGTGTTGGGGACCAGCTTGTTGTTCTCGATCCGGAACAGCGGCACCCGGCCGAGGTCGCCATTGGCGGCAGCGTAATCAGAGACGCCGCGACGCAGGCCCGCCATGAGCATGTTGCTCACCGTACTCCGCTTGGCGTTGGAGATACCGCCAAGCTCGCCGTACACTGCGCGGCTGAGGGCCACCCGCATCATCTCGTTGTACTTTGTCTTGAGCGACATGGAGATGTCGCGGGCCTGCTTCAACGAGTCGTCAAATGCAGCGGACCCGGGGTTAATTCGCGCACGGTAGTTGGTAAGGCTGAGCACCTGAGCTTTGAACCGATCTAGCGCATCGATCGTGTTGATGCTGCGGGCCTTGATGAAGTTCCACGCTTCGCCGAAAGACTGCGGGGTCACACCCAGAGTGTCGCGTGTCAGTGCCACTTCGATGTTCACGTCACGCAGGGACTTGCCGGTTGAGAACCGACCGGTATCGCCTGAGGTCTCCACGTTGTGCAGGCGCTGACCCACGGACTGTGCATCGAAGGTGACCCCCGTGCCATAGCGCACGTAGCGCCGAGACTGGTCGAGTAGGTAACGGGTCATCTCGTCGCCATACCGCACACCGAGCTTACTCAAGATGCCCTTGAGGGCGTTCCACACTCGGGCCACGAGGCTGGTGTCCAGCACAGCGGCGTAGTCAGAGAGGTATTCTTCCACAGCCTCGGCTCTGGAAAGACCGGGACGCGTAGCCATGGCTGCGTCGGCTGCCCGTGCTACGCGCTCGTCAAGATTGTACGCAGCCTCCATCAGGGCATCAAACTTGCCAGCAGGCATGACCGACCGCAGGCCGTAGTGGCCCAGTGCCTCGTGCGCGAGGACGAACCGGAGCTGCTGCTCAGTGCCAATGCGATCGGAGAAGATGATCACCTGCCCGTCACCAAAGGAATACCCCATGGCGGCTGCGGTATCGAAGTCACCCTGCGGGCGGGCTGCCACGGCGCGGGCGTAGAGCTTCGGGTTCTTGGCTTTGAGGTCAGCTTGGTTCCGAACTACGGTGACCGTCGGTTTGCGCGCCAGCTTTGTTACAAAGTTGCGCACCAGAAGCTGCACCCGGCCGGGTGCAATCGGGGTGATAGGCTTGCCGTCTAGGTCCACGACCCCGTCGATGGTGTTCCAGTCGGCGAGCGAGAACCCGCCAGACTTGATGAACTGAGTCCCCTGCGGGGTTCGGGCCGTGTTGGGGAGGTTGTTGGCTTTGGCATACGAGAGCAGAAGCGGCCCGCCTTCACCAAATGTGGCGTCCGGGGCTTCTCTGCGGACCAAGACAGCCAGTGCGCGGAAGTAGCCTTGCCAGTCTCCTTCGGGTGGTGTGCCCGAATTGACCGCCGTAATTAGGCTGGTCAAGTCTAGAACAGCGTCGTTTCCCCCCGTGAGGTCGGCCAACTTCCTCGCGGCATAGACTCCCTCAGCGATGGACAGCGCGGCCACACCTCTGGTCATGCTGTTTGCTTCGAGTACACCCCGCGCCAACTTCTTGAGTTCAGTTGGGGTGTCGGGGTGATCCGTGACGAAGAGCAAGTCCACTGCTGCATAGAGTTTGTCTCCCTGCATAGGCGCTGCTGGCGGCATCAATTTCTGTTCGAGGTCCGCGATGCCCTCCTTTATGCTGGCGTACGTCGAAAGCGACTCGCGTGCGGCCGCGGTCAGCGGCCTCGGCTTGCGTCCGCTCGGTTTGGGCGTCTCTGCGGTGGTCTGTACTTCGGGTGCGGGTTCGGGTGCCGCTTCCGGTGCCGGCTCAGGTTCAGCCACGGGTGCGGGTTCGGGTTCGGGCGTGGCTTCGGCTGTTACTTCGGGTGTGGGTGCGACCACTGGTGCCGCCTCCACCACGGGTGTGGGTTCAGTAACAACGGGTGCGAGTGTGACCACGGGCTCAGCCTGCGCCTTGCGCCCCCCGCCTTTCACGCCCGATGTGAGCGTCCCACTTCTGCGGCCGGGACCGGGACTTGTTGTTGGTCCCGTGTCGGCTGGCGAAGTAGTGTCAGGCGGAGTGGTGTCGGGCGGCGTCTGGAACGGTTCACCGAGTTTTCTAACAGCGTCGGCCTTGGTGTCTGCATACAGGTTTGCGCCTGTGTCGATGTTTACCCAGTCTGTCAGGCCCATATTTGTTGTCTTGGCGATGCGGACGAGGGACCCGTCAGGCAGCGCCACTTCGTGCATCGGAGGACCAGCCGGATCGTCGAAGTCCTTGTACGGCTTGCCCGCCACAGCGACTGCCTTTTTTGTCGTCCGTGCTTCTTCGAGCGCAACTGTCCTTGCACGCTCACGCGCTGTTTCCGCACCTTTGGCCTTAATGCTTTCGGCGGGCGCAGTAGCAGGCGCAGGACCAAACTTGAACCGACGCGCCTGCGCGTCAAAGTGCGCCTTGCGCTCCAAAACGAGCCGCTCCCACAACTTGCGCCCGTCAGCCTGCAGTGTGGGAGTCGACTGCAGGGTTATGCCACGTGCAGCGAGGTCGTCGCCAAGGGCGACATAGGCGTCGTAGCCCACCCCACGCCGGGCGCCTTTGTCGCGCTCCACGAATCCGACCTCCGCAGTGGTCCCGTCGACTGACAGCGCAAAATTCTTGAATGGTACGCGTTTCCCGTCCTCAACCACTTCGATGGTAGCCACGCCCGACTCGATGGCTTGATCGACTCCGGAAATTTGTAGTCCCGAAACTGCTGGCTCTACTGCCTCAGTCGGTGCCGCGGGGACAGCACGCTGGTTGCCACGTAGCAACAAAGCGCCCGGCCTTGCCTCCACCACAGGAGCCATCATGGATACTGTGGGTGCGACATTCATCCGCTGACGCTGGGTCAGTAGGGCTTGACCCATAGGGGTGCCGGCAGCCGGGGCAGGCTGCACGCGCTGGCTAGGAGCCAGTACAAGTGGACCACCACCCACGCGCTCGCTAGGGCGCAGCACCAGCGGAGGCTGCGAAGCGGCCGCAGCAGGTTCCGAGCCTTGCGTAGGCAACGGACGCGCCCGACGCGCGGCAAGATCAGGCATCCCAGCCGGCAGGTCAAGACGACGCTGGCCAGCGATTGGCATCTGTTCAGTCCGGGTGGCCGGGATCGTGGGTATCCCGCGCAAAAGCGACCCCATACCTGTCGGAATGTTTGGGGTGTATTCGAGTTGCGGCTGCGAGACAAACTCCTGCGCAGTCTGCGGCAGTCCTGTCAGGTCTGTACCAAACATGTTTGCGGACGGCTCGGTGTAGGCGAGCGCAGGCGCTGCCTTCTCTGCCGCCTGCTTTGCACCGGCGTCGGTGAGGTCGACGGGTTTGTTAGTGGGAACCGGTTGCTTCTCCTCGCGCGGGCGATTGAACACCTGCCCGGGGACTGCCACACCAATAGCACCGCCAAGGATACCCCCGGCTAAGCCGGCGACCGCGAAGGGTTCTAGGTAGTTCTCACCGGTGTGCCGGGCGAGCGTCTTGAGGTCGAGCACACTGAGACTGTCGCGCACCACAGGGTCGAAGGTCATCGACTCGATGGCGGTTTGCAGCACCTCAGTGGTGGCCTCCGTAAGACCCACAGCCAGACCAGAAGTGAGACGGCGCGTGACGACATTCTTGGCGGCTCGCTCGAATACGCCCTTTGCGACGGGGGTAAGCAGACGACTCTCGATACCGAATGTTTCGAGCGCGGAGCTGGCCAGCGCACCAGCAAAAATCTCAGTCTTGGTCTGCAGGCTGGTAAGGTCCGCTCCGTTCCGCACGGCAGAGTCATACATACCGGCCAAGTGCGTTGGGAAGTTGGCACCAGCCGCGCCCACCATCGCTGCGCGATTGACGCTCTGCGCGGCCATACCTGCCCGCGAGGCCCACGAGGCCGCGCCCACGCCACCAGCAAGGGAGCCAATCAGCATCGGGATGGACTCGATACTCGCGTCGAGCGCCTGCTCCCACAGCGTGCTGTTCTCGGCAATGAGTGCAGAGCGAAACTGTTCGTTCTCGGATTCGCCAAGGAGGGACTCGACCGGCGCGCGCAGGGCGGCGCCGGTCTCCTCGAAACCAGCCAGTGAGGCAACCGTACCCGGCAGCGTGCCGAGCCCGTAGGCTACGTTCTTAACCCCGCGCCCCAGCAACTCGCCGGCGCCCCGCCGCTCAGAGAACGACGCGATGTAGTCGTTGAACGACCCCTCAGGGAGCGCGGCCCACCCCTGCCCCTGCGGACGCGTGGTGTTGCCCGGCTGCTGGGCGGCTTGGAACGCGGACGTGGCGTCGTCTGCCTTGAACGCACGGTCACCGGCGAACATCTCGTTCGTCGCTTGGTTGAAGTAGACCGTTGCGGGAGGGCGGGCAGTTGCGGACGGGGCAGGCAACGGAGGTGCAGCGAGGAGAGCCTCCAAGCGCCCGGGGGTGCCGCTTGGAACTGGGCGGCCAGAGACAGCAGTGTCAGCCCGTGTGTCCTGCATTGCACCCAGACCCATGCGCGTAGCCGGGTCGGGCCGTGTGGCCGTTGATGGCACACGGAGTCCGAGACCCATGGCTTCGTTCGTAGGACCACCGAAGATACCCATGTTCCGTTACTCCCTACGTGCCACTAGGCTGCCGTCCCCGTTCGGATTGGGGACGTACTGTACGATTGGATTGCCCATAGAGTCGGTCACGATGAGCCCGCCCGCGTCGGTCTTGGTGATCGTTATGGTCTCATCCATCGGTAGCACGCCCTTGCGTACCAGCCTCTCCCTTAGCACATCTGCAGTCACCTTGCTGATTTCACCCAGCTCAGCGGTCTCCCGTGCCAGCTCGGCGCCAAACTGCGCCTCGGTCATATCCAGATAGGACGTGCCCTCGGCTATGCGGAGTGCCTCGTCGACCCTCAAGTTAGACGCTTGTTGTTCTTGAGCGGCCGCACTCATCTGCTCGATGTAGGCACTGTCTACACGTGCGCGCAACTGGTCAACAATGGACTGGATCGGGATGTTCGCGTCGTCGAGCTGCCCATTTACATAGACGTCTGCGTTGCCGTCACCCTTAGGCACAAGAACAATGTCCACACCCTCAATCATGGATGCGGCCAAGCTCAGGCGCTTCGTGCTGTCGAAGTTAGTCGCCTCGTTGCCGCCGGCCACCACCTGTTGTGCAAGGATGAGCATCTCCTGCGTCTTGATCTGCTTCTGCGCCTCGATGTACCCAGCCGTGTCGCCGCGAGCAAGCGCATCCTCTGCAGCATAGATGTAGCTTACGCGCTGCTGTTCCGCGATTTGCGAGAATGCAGGGTCCTGTATCAGCTCTTGCTTGTCCATGATCGCTTGGAGGTCCAGCTGGCCGGCAGGCGTGTAGCCCATGTCAGCGTAGAACATCTCCGTAGGTGTGGCCACGGCGCCTAACTTCGGGCCGAAACTTGTACCGCCGGCCAGTGGCGCCTCCAGTGGCGCGACGCCGCCAAAGCCAAGCTCGGGGGAGGGCGGTACGGGAGTCTGCATGGGAGGGGCCGCAGTCGGGGGAACCCCCCGGCCTACAGCCTCAAACCCGGGCCCCTCCAGCGGCAGTGGCGGTGGGCGGTTCGGACCTTGAACTGCAGCGGCACGCGCCGCAGCCTCACCAGCACGGATCGCCGCAGCGGACGAGCCTGCACCTTCTTCCGCAAGGACGCCCCTATCCATCATCCGCGCGCGCAGACCCCCTTGCGCCTCCTGCTGTGCCGTGGCCTCGGCCCGGGCGCGGTACTGCCGGGCCCGATCGGCAAGGTCAGTAGCAAGCGTCGTGTACCCCTGCTCCATTGCCATCTTCGCCTGCGCGGTAAGCCGCTCAGCCTCGGCAAGGTCCTGCCCAGCGCCGGCTTGCACTGTGGCCTTGGCTTTGTTGGACACCGTCTCCGCGTACCCCGGATTAGTTATGACCGAGCCGTCAGGCATGCGAACTTCGCCGGTAGCGCGGTTGTACAGGAACTCTCCGGCAGGGCCGCTACCACCGGGCAGGACAACCCTCTCAAACGTAGGGCGGGGATCATCGGCGGACCTGATGCCTACGCGGTCGATGATCCCCGCCCTCGACTGGTAGTCGCCCGGGCGCGCAGATGACATTTGCCCAAGAGTCGCGGGACTAGCCGCAACCCCTGTTTGCCCCCGGCCGCGCGTCTCAAACGAAGGCCCTGCTACGCCAAGAGTGTCGCTCCCAGCACCGCCGCCGAGAGCGGCCGTCCCGCCACCCCCACTAACTGTACCGCTGGCCGCACCCGCACGCACGCCGAGAGCAAGAGGGATCGTGCTGGATGGACGCGCCACCACTCCCGGGGTGCGCGACGCGTTCGGATCAAAGTACAACCCTGCGCCAGTCCCACCGCCAGCGGCGGCAACTGCAGCACTTGTTGCCATTGCTCTTGCGCGGTTTGCTGCTGCCGCAGCTGCCGCAGCAGCCTGACGCTTCTTGGCGTCTGCGCGGTCCTCGATCCTGAACGCCTGTTCCTGCGCAAGGATGCTCTGCCGCTGCCCCTCGCCGACCATGGCCTGACGTGACACACGCTGGTTAAGCGCGGTGTTCACACCGGCGCCGAAGGCTTCGGACATCCCGCCACCCGGAGCACCGATACCACCAAGGATGCGGTTGCCGAATACTTGTACCATGGAAGCCTCCTATCAGGCGATGTCTCTATCGTCGCTGCCGTACATCTGGCCGAAGCCGCCGGCCAAGTCTTTCATGTAGTCGGACTTGCGCTTGTACACGTCCGCGTAGATGGTCTTGTTGAGCTCGGAAGCAGACGTCGGCACACTGGTGGGCAGGGCAGAGAGGCCCGCAGCCGTGGCTTGCGCTGCGCGCGCCTGCTCGCCGGTGACTGCGGCTGTGCCAATCCGGGTGCCCTCGATCGACGCACGACGACGCTCGGCATCACGAAGGCCGGGGCGGCCAGCCAGACCAGCGCTCCGCTCAGCGTCGCGCAGCCCGCGCTCCGTGGCCATCTTGGCCGTGGCGTAAGCCTGCTCGGGTCTGGCCTCGCCCTGCTGCAGCAGCGCCCGGGAGCCGGCCAGCTGCTCATCAAAGACGCCTCGCTCGACGGCGGCGTTCCGCGCGTTGTCGATCACGTTCTGCTGCTCGACCGCAGTCAGGTTCTGCGGCCCCTTGCCATACATGGCAAATGCCAGTGGTGCGAGATTGCCGATATTGAGGCCAGAGAAGAACCCACCCGCAGCAGCCGGCGCTGCGGTAGCAGTCACGGCCGGGGCAACTGTGGCGCCCGTCGTGCCGAGTATGGATGCCGTGGAGCCCGGGGCAGCACCACTGAACAACCCGCCAAATAGGCCACCGCCTCCGCCACCCGCAGCGGCCCCGCCGCCGGCGGCAAAACCGCCAAGACCACCAAGGGCTGCGCCAACCAGCGGGTTAATGCCCGCTGCACCGGCGCCAAGACCGCCAAGACCCGCACCGACAAGCGCCGTGCCGAGTGCGCCTGATGCACCGATCATGCCTGCAATGGGACCTGCGATGAAGGGGGCCGCGATCATGGCCACTGCACCTGCGACCTTCTTGATGCCCTTCCAGATTTTGGAGAGAAAGCCCATCACATGTCTCCTTCGTAGCTGTCGTCGTCGCCGTTGTCGCTGGCGGCTTTGCCGTTCGTACCACGAGCTTTGGCAATAAGCTTGTCAAAATGATCCGTGCCGAGCCTGCGTGTGACATCGGCCGGGATGACGTACTCACCCTCGTGGGCGTTGATCGGGATCGACCCGTCGGGATTCCCACTCTTGGCAGGCAGCGCACCGCCCTTGACCATGGACATCTGCGGGCTCTGGCCGGCGGACATCGGCATCGCTTGCTGCGGGCCGGGGGTCGTCATCTGCCCACCACCCATCGTCTTCCCGATGATGTAGAGGATGATCAAGAACCCTTGGTCGTACTCCTCGCTGACATCCTCGGCGTCCAGCATGCCCTGCTGGATCAGGACCTGCCGCAGCTGCGGCCACATCTCCGGGTTCTGCAGGGCCGTGGTGGCCACCTGCACGAACATGTTCAGGCTCTGGGCGTCGACCTCGCCCGAAGCCATGGACTGCTGCACCTCTGCCTTGATCTGCTCCACCTGCTGCGGGTTCTGCTGCATGAACTGCTGCGCCTGCTGGTCGATCGCGGCGAAGTTAAGCGGACGGCCCTGCCCGCCTTGGGGGGCCAAACCCACAACGGGGGCCCCGCCTTGCTGGGCGACATTCATCGCCATTGGTGAAGACGCCATCGGGCGCTGCGGCGCACCGCCGGGGCCAACCATTCCACCTTCTGCGTAGGACTGCATCGGGCGCCGCGGCATCCCACCGGGGCCAACCATCCCGCCCATGGCGAACGACTGGACAGGCATGGCCAACATGCGCGCGAGCGCAGGCGGCAGGTCCAAGGACGTCGTCGAAGGGCGCTGCGGCACACCACCGGGGCCAACCATCCCGCCAGCCTCGTAGGTCGGGACCTGCGACCGCTCTGCGTTCCTGCGGCTCGCCTCCTCGCCAGCGAGGTTACCTGCGTCCATGGAGTCCAGAGGAGCTGCGGGTGCCTCAACCGCTGCGGGGGCCTCTCTCCGTGACCCGGTGCTGACCGAGGGCAGGTACTGCTGTTGCGCGCCGTAGCGGTTGCGCGCGACGTTCGCAGGGTCAGACGACGTCAACCCTTGGATGGAGAACGCGGAGTAGTCAGGCTCGGCGAACTGCTGCCCAGTGGTCGTGTCAAGGTACTGGCGATTCTCGCGGTCACCTGTCATGACCACGTCCGGCCGTTTCTTCGGGCGGTCCGACGAGGTCGGTGTGCGAAGCCCCGCCGTCTGGCGGCTGCCGAGGGGGGTCACCCCTAGCGCATTTGCGGTCCCTGAGAGTGCGCCACCCACGAACGTGTCGCCTTTTTGGCCCGCACCGCCGCCGTCAAACATGTCTCGAACGCTGGTGTAGCCACCACTGGAAGGACTGCGGGCCATGGTTAGCTCCTCAACTGTGAGATCAGCGTGTTCACCGTAGCCCGAAGCTGGGCGACGTCATTGGTCAGGGACTGTACATCTTTGACAAGTGCCTGATAGTCAGATAGCGACGGCACCTGCGCACCGCTTATCGAAAACCCTGAGCCCACCGCAGATACTGCGCGTAACGTCGGTTCGGGCGCGCGTGTGATTGCTATACCAGACTTCAGTACTGCACGGCTAGAGGCATCCTGCTCACCACGGGTGCCGATCAACAGCTCGATGTTCTGCTTCATGGCCCCCAAGATGCGCGACTGCCACTCCTCGACACCGACCTGCGGCAGACTGGGTATTCCTGCAAAACGCGACATCAGGACCTCTTTAGCGATGTGGGTGTCTCACCCATATGAACAGAGCGTACCCGAACCGTGCCTGTGAGTTCTACCTCATAGGTGTCTGTCTTGTACCCTGTTGGCAGCCGGAAGACATCACTACTCGACAGGCCAATAGTTGCAACCAGTGCCTTGTCAGCGAACAACTTGAAGGACAGCTGCTCGGTAACGTCCCACGTCACATCTGCACCTTCCCAAGTGACATCGTACGTATCCCAGACGGGCGGGATGACCACACCTGCATAATCCGCGACCACTCTCGCCGCGCCCATGTTGAAGGGCTCCTGCGAGATGAACACCTTGGACTTCCACGTGTAGTCGGCATTGGGCTGCGCCGGGTCGTCCCACCGCACGATGTCGCCGTCGACGCCCGTCGTGTAGTAGAGGAACCCGCCCACTGGATCGAACCATGTGGCGGTGAAGACCGGCGCGTAGCTGACGAAGTCCCCGGGGGACTGGCCATCTTGGCTGCGGCGGTAAAAGAACGAGCCGGTGCTGTGCGAGGCAAAGTACATGCTGTCGTAGAACGCGCCGACGATAGTGGTCGGGTTTAGTGCAAGATTCCATGTGTCTGGGCTGTGGGCCGGGGCAGTCACGATCTGCACCCCGCCGGTAAACGACGCCAGAGCAAGCCCCTCATGGGTCGCATACATGACCCCGACGTCGGTCTGAACAATGCTGCGGGCGCTCAGGCATGGGTAGTTCGTGGAGTAGCGGCTGACCGAAAGCACTGATGGGTCGGACCCGGAGATTGCATACGGGTAGCCCTCTGTCATCACCAACAGGTCACTACCCAGAGCGACCATGCCAACGACGTTGTACTCAAGCGAAATCTTGTACTTGTTCGGCCATGCGTGAAACTTGTTAGGCTCACTGAAGTAGATGTCGTTGCCGGCAAACCCCACCATGATGTTGTTCTGGATGACGGTCAGTCCGGTCAGGTCCTCGGGCGGAGCATCGAACTCGCTGGACTCCAGAATGGTCAGCAGGCTGCGGTAGTTGAAGTCGTCGACGAAGTCGTAGGACGCATCCCCCCAGTACCGTGCAGGGTCGACCGGCGGGTTCTCAGAGACGTCGTAGTACACCGTACCCGTAGCGGACGTGGTGGTCACGTCGGCGGCAGTCTGCGCGTACGTGAGGGTTCGGCTTGTAGGGACCGCCACCACCACGCCACCGGTGATGTTGAAGCTTGCGTCACTGCAACCGGACAGCTTGAACCGGTCGCCGTCGAGGAACTTGTGCGGTTCGGAGAACGTGAGCGTCACAGTGTCGCCGGCGCGGGCAACAGAAGAAATCGCCTGCGGGAACCAGAGGGTGGCCAACCGGAAGTAGTCCGCCTCAGCAGTGTCTGCTGTTGCCGCCAGCGTGCGGTAGAGTCGGATGCCGCGGATGAAGTTGGAGCCGGCGGGCGGCGCCGTAGGCAGCCCGGAGATGGTGACGATCTGGCCTTCCTTGATGAAGATTGCCGTCGACGGCTCTGACCCAATCGACTCCTCCTCCCAAGGGGTGTACCACGTGTACAGATACGACCGCGACTGCACCAGCCCGCCAAGGTCGAGCTTGCCGTCTGTGATTGCCGTGGCCGCAACCTGCGCCCCGGATGAGAAGTAGGTCAGCGTCGTCGAGTTGATGACGGTCATCGTCGTCGTGATGTTGAAATCACGGATGTCCCAGCGACAGTTACCGGAGGTAGTGCCAGACACAGTGTCGTTCACGGTGAACGTGTTTGCCCCAGTGACAGTCACCACATACGAGTTGGTCGTGGCAGTACCGGATGTGAACTCGATAAAGATTCGCGTGCCCGTCACCAGTCCGTGACCAGTAATAGTCACGGTGATGACGGCCAGTGTGCGTGAGTAGGTGCCAGTTCGATAGGAGAACCCGGAGACCGTAGCAAGCGCCCCGTCCTTCAAGTTGTGTGCAGTACCCGTCACCAATGTGACGTTGCCGCCGCCATCGCGGGCCACGCTTGCCGAGGTCGCGAGGGTGAATGTCGTGGGGACCGCCGCAGGTGTAGCGGTCGGGAGCGGCAGACCGAGGTCGTAGTAGCCGCCGGCTACGGGGAACGGTATTGCCCCCGCAGTCGCTAGGGCGTAGGTGCTGACCTTCGGCTTGCCGTCGCCGGTATAGTAGAACCTCTGCTCGTCCAGCTCATCAGCAGCCGGCGTCGCAATGTTGACGTCGTTCGCCCATGTGAGCCACTCTAGGGCGTCGGTCACTGGCTCCCGTAACGCATAGAGTGTGCGGATTGCACCGGTGCGGCCAGCCGCTGCGGCAACCACTGGTACGGGAGTGGGGGTAAGATCACCGGAGTACAGCTTGACGCCCACAGCCGTTTGGGCTGCAGTGCCGGGTAGCAGCTCGGGGGAGATTCGTGGGAGCGCCCCCTTGAACTCGGTGATCTTGGTCGTGGTCACTTCTTGCCGGCCTTCTTCATGCACGAGCCCATGGCGCTGCACTTCTTCGGCGCCGGGCAACCCGGGCAGGGGGTGAACTTGGGGGCAGGTTTCTTCATTTGCAGAACTCCTCTCGCTTCTCGTTGTGCGACGTCACTCCCGTCAACAGCGACGGATCGTTCGCTGCCAACCAGTCTACCACGTTGTCGCTGCCGTAGTATAGCGTTTCTGTCCACAGGCACTCATCTGTCGGGCTTGCGCACCCAGACACGAGCCCTAGTCCTAAGGGCATCAGGGCTAAGAACTTCCACTTCATCCTCGATCTCCTCTGCTGCGCGTACGACCTTCAGATTATGCAGGGCTACCTCCAGCTTGGCGTCAGTCTGGGCCAACTTCCTGCCACCAAACCAGCTCGCCGCTAGGGCAAGCGGAGCCAAGAGCAGCGAGAGGAGTACCCGCCAGACCATCACTCGGCCTTGCGCTTGGCGTAGATCGACCAGAGAGCAGCGGCCAGCGTGGCGGCGGCGCCGCCGACGGTAGCGACCGTCTCGGCATCAGTCACACCTTGGCCGACAAAGTACCCACCAAGAGCAGCAACGATAGCGCGAACGACGCCTGCGATTTGTTCACCAGTCATGATCTTCTCCTCATTTTGCCGGATAGACCCGGCGATCCAGTTCCCAATGCGGGCCGTCCTTGAAGCTGCGCCAGTCTCCGCCCCATACGAGGGCGACCTTCTCGTTGGCTGCAGCAGCCTTGATGGCCGGCGCGAGCTTGTGGTACAGCGGCCACGCGTACATCTCCTCGACCTCGACCCTGCCATCCTTGTCGATGTCCACATAGGGCACCAGATCGACAGCGTGGCCGGTGAGGTGCCGGGACTCCAGCGTCTTGGACGCACCGATCCTGACAAGCTCTCTCTGCCGGGCGAGCGTGCGCAGACCTTCGGTCACGACAAAGGCAAACGGTGCCTCCTGCAGCGCCCGGTCCATGACCCGGCGGAGGTCAGAGTGTACCCCGTGCAGGTTGGTCAGGCTGCGATCTGTCCACTGTCTCATCCCCCGAATACCTTGACTGCAAAGGCCAAACCGGCACCGAACACCAACCAAAGCGCCTTGTCCAGAATACGATCCACCACCCCGCGCTGGGTGGTGTTATCCTCCACGGTTGTTAGACGACCGTCTAACAAGTCATGCCTCCGGTCGTATTGGTCCATGCGCTTGAACAGCGTGACCATGCGCTCCTCGACCCTAGCAAGATCGGTCACGACCTTGGTCAACTCGTCCAGCTTGTCGCTGAACTTGTCTAGGCTCTTTTCGATACGGTCGAATCGTACATCATCAGTCATGGCTGGTCCTCAGGTAGGCTATTGTTCTTCTGAGTCTGCTGGCTTGGCGGTGCGGCGACTTATCATTTAGCCACCCAGCCAGTGTTCCCGGTTCCGGACTCCTTGACGTAAAAGGTCGTGCCCGCACCGCCATTGACCCGAAGAAATAGCGAGCCAACTTTCGCCACCACGGCACCCTCTGGCGTCCCTGCCCCACTGTAAACGCCGGCGCTATTGTTGAGAGAAACGTATAGGTTACCGGCAGTCGTGTCAAAACCCGCAATATTCAAACTTCCATTTCCCAGAAGGTCGCCCGACGGGATACCCACGCTCACGCCATTGCCGACTGCAAATACGCGCCTTAGGTCTCCGCCGACCATAACAAACTGCTGGAACGCTGCATCCTCCGTTCCGGGAGTTATGTCTGACAAAAGTGTTCTGGATGAGCTATAAGTCACCTCTGTTAGTGAGGAGTTATTTCCTCTTGATTGGACGCTGACAATGGCATCCCCGACAGCGGGGGTGCTTGAGACTTGATAATGGTAAACCGGAACGCTTGCTGCGCTTTCGCCAAATGATACAATGTTTTGCCCGAAAGCAATGCGAACATTTGTTGCCAGTGCAGAAACGCTCCAGTACGGAGTTGGGTAACTCGTAAAGTCAGTGTTTGATATAAACTCCGGCAAGTCAAAGTAGAGGTTGCTGGGATTGCTTATGGTAGCATCTACCTTTATAGGGCAGTACCCAGCGCCCAAAGCTGCGTAGTAGCCCGAGTTAGATGTCTGAATATTTCGAACAACCGAGTTCGTTTTTACGTTACCTAATTCGTCTACACCGCCCGGTGAGCAAAAATAGTGATACCGCTTGTCGTTGTTGCCCGTCCGAAAGCCGTTGCCAATAAAAATGGACGCATCACAGTCGACCAAGTGGAAGTCCTTGAATGTGACCGGTTGCGCATCAGGTCCAACGGACTCGTCGTATGTTTTGCAGTAGATCAGGTTGTCGATCGCCTCAAGGAATTTGATGCCGTTCACGTAAACCCCCGCTTCGCGGGTATTGATGTGGTTGCTAGTCAAGCTAAAGTTCGGCTCTCTTGCAGTGCGGGTCAGGTTGATCCCGATACGCGATCCGTTGACAATAGACTTGAAAATCCACCCGCCTTCCTCTGCGCCACCGACGCTCGAAATTCCGGTTATCGCGTTTCCAACAAAGTAACTATTCTCGATGTTCATAGCATAGCAGCTGTCCATCTTGCAAATAGCTGTTGCATACGCTGTCATGGTCTGCCCGAGCCAGCACACTACAGAATTAAGCAGAGGCCTGTAAAAGCCTTCCACATGCAAGCAAATGTCAAAGTAGTTTGCCGACAGCCGCACCGTAGGACGAAACGTAACATGTTCTGCTGTGAACATGCGTCGACCAGAAGGCCCAGTCTGCCGCGTCTGCCTGTAGCGGAAGCCTGTTCCTGCCGCCGGAATTTCACATGCAAACCAGACATTTCTCAGGTGTACTGCTGTCTTATTGTTATCTGCGTCGATCAAAATCCCGCCCGTGGTGTTTGTCACTATCAGGCAACAAGAATCCACACCGCCCCCAACAATATTAAGGGTCTTCTCCTGAACCAAAATGTTCCCGGTCACAGCACTGGCTAGAACATAGCTGCCGTCAGGGATATAAAGCGTAACGCTCCTCTGGCTCGCCAGAGAGGCAATAGCAGCATCCAATGCGGCTTGAATGGCTGCGGAGTCATCGGTAACACCGTCGCCGACAGCGCCGAACTCCTCGACCGAGATGAAATCCCGGCTCACAGTAGCCGCATTGACTCGCATTTCAACGCGCGCACCCACTTGGAAACCGGCCGCTGTGGAGCCGTCCTGTGCACGTACAACAGTCATGGAGTTGCCCGCCCGTGCCGTGACCCTGACGATCTCAGTTGTCCCTGCCTGCGAAACCAGTGTGGCGTAGAAG